GTTGTTCAACCACAGGAGCATTCAACTCAACATTTAATTCTGCAAGAATCGGATGATTATATTTTCCTAAAACGCCTGATATAAAACTTTTTAAATCTGTGGTTGGTCTTGTATTTACAGGACCTGCTCCTGCACCTAAAGTAATACCTGTTGTATTTGCTTCAGCAGGAAATCTAGTTGGTTCTGCTAATGTAATTGGTCTTTGCACTCTTTGATTTATAGCTTGTTGAACTGCTAAACTCTCTTGCTCTCCAGTCAATCCTTTTGCTAATTCATTATTAACTTGAGATGAACCAGTTGGGTCACCTTTTTTTCTTGGTATATATAAATCTTGAAAAGCAGGGTCTTGTCCATCTGTAGCCTCTTCAGCCATAGTTTCTTTATCTACCATCCCTCATCCTCTTTTCTATTTAAAAACTCTCGTAAATTATTTAAAAAATTAAGATATTCTTTTTGTTGATTTTCTTCATCTTTTTCGACAGTAAAATCAACTCTAATAAATACATTTGGTATGGGTGACTGCAACCAATATTGCATTACAGGAGGAGTAAAGTCATCCATGTCATCATCAAGAATAATTATTTCTTCAAGCTCATCTTCCCAATCTTCTGAATTGATTATGTCATAAAACTTTTTGTTAGTTTCTAACATTGGGTCATCCTGCATTTTCACCTCCTTGTGCTGCTGCTTGTGCTAATACTTGTGCTAATCCTGGCGGTGGTCCTTGTGCTTGAACCTGTTGAGCTCCTTGAATAAGTTCTTGTTGTTCTTCTGTAGGCTCTTCACCATCAGGAGTATAAAACTTATCTAATATCTCTGACATGTTTTGTGGATTTTTTCTTATTTCAATAGCTGCCATAGTTGCTTTTGGGTTACCTTGAGCAGCTTGTGCCATAAGACTTTCAAACAATACTGTCTCTGCTCTTTCAGAATTTATTCTGTTTTGTATTTTGGATATGTTATCCAAGCCATCCATATTTTCTTGTAATGTCTGTGTATCAATAATTCCTTGTTGTTTTAGTTGTAAACCTGTAATAATTTTTTGGGGTTCATCAAAACCAGCCATAACACCATACACTCTTCGTGTTGTATAAAATTCTTTAATGTCTGATGTAGGCACATAGGTTTCTTTATAAGCTGTTCCTTTATGGAAACCTGCTATAGGTTTTCTTAGTCCAGCAAACATTGCTTCATCATATTCAAGTCTTTTTGCATCTAGTTCTTGTAAAGCATCAGCTAAAACACTTTGATATTCTCTTACATGCAATGATGCAGATTGACCAAGTTCTTCTAATCCTCTACCAGTAACAAATGAGTTTGGTGATTGTCCATCATCTGATACAGGATAAGCTGCACCTAGTCGTAAGTGTCGTTCTAATCTATCAACTTGCTGAAACAATTGATAAGGTAAATTATTTACTGGTTTTGATACTGATGAACCAGGGGCAAGGTAGTTAACAGCAAACCTACCTTTTCTGTATTTCCCTGATTCAATCTCTCCTGTAATATTTGTTTCAGTAAATACTGCATCTTCCATAGCAATAGTTCCAAGAATATTTATTTTTGCCATATTCGCCATTAAACCTGTTATGTGTTGGAATTGACTTTGTAATTGGTCAAAGCTATATCTTTTTGCTACAACAAAACAAGGTCCTGATTTAAGTGGGTTCTCCATAAAATCAATAATTTTTCTGTTCTCAGGTAAAAATACATAGGTTCCTTCACCATCTTTGTATTCAACAACAATCTTTCCATCACCATTAGAACCTGTCCAGTTTTTTACTCTGTCTCCATAATCTAATCTTGTACTGTATGCTGGTTGATTTTCTTCCTCTTCAGGTCCTTGGTATATAAATTTTTTAGCATCAGGATATTGTTCTGCAAGTATTCTATGTGGAACTCTTGATATTATTGCTAATTCTTTTGGTTGTTGGTCATTTCCGAAGTATCCAGGATAACAAGTAAAAGGGTCTCTTATTTCTGCATAAGGATAAGGATTACCTTCTTTATCTCTTCTGTGAGTGATAGTCCAAACAACAAAACCATAACCTGGTAACCATCTACCAACTTGTGGTAATTGCATATTTAATTTTTGATATTTGTCATAAGCCATGACAATTCGTTCTAGTTTTTCAGATTTTTTCTTTGCTCTTTCAGAATCTTTTTCGTTTAGTATATCTACTTTTAAATCAGGACTTCTACCTAATTTTTGTGCAAATCTTTCAAGTGCAGTTAAAAATAAGTTAGGTGCAGGAAGTTCATGATATTCAACATTCATTGAGCCACCAAGAAGTGCTTTTACAGCTGCTTCTCCACCATTCATAATGTCACGAATCCTTGACCTATCAATAATAGAATCTCTATTTATTTGTCTGAGGTAATCAATTCTGTCGTACAGTTTATCGCTATTTAATGGCATTTAACTCCAGTTATCTAAATCTATGTTACTTGTAGTATAGTCAGTAAAACTAGGACTGTAATCATATCCTAGTTCAGCAAATCTTTCTTTTTGCATACGCCTAATTGCTCTCATAGGAAACCAACTAGCCATAACAATATCTGTTTTTGTCCCTACTGATTTACTTTTTGTTCTTGCGGAACTGAAATAAACCAACTGACTTGTATATAAGTTTACCTTTTCTTGAGCTTCATATCCAAGATATGGTAAAGAAATTTTTTGTTCCTGGAACATTGGTCTCATAGCTGTGACACCAAACAATGGGTCAAATTTTTGATTTCTTGTTTCATGTCCCTCAAGAAAAATTCCATGTGTTGCAGCAAAAACTCTTATTGATTCATCTTGCCTTATAGCTTTTTGAAAACCATTTTCTTCTATGACCCAATGACTACATGTATATTTTCGCCACCAATCTTTAATTACCTCTAGTGCTTGTGGTATTCCACCACCTAGATTGTTGTGTAAATCAATTAAATATAGTATGCCTGTTTCTGTATTGTATCCCCACAAAACTGCAGCTTGATAACCAGTAGAAGCTGGGTCAAGTCCTGCAATCAGTCTTACTCCTTGAGGAAGTTGTCCAATATCTCTTTTTTGGTCCCTACAAGCTTCTATCTCTGTTCTATCAAACAAAGAGAGACCATCAGGGATTGCAACATTAAGATAGACCATTTCGTAAATTGCTCTACCTCCAGTTGTTTCTGCTGCTCTTTTCCTGTCCATTAACCATTTGTAGGTTCTCTTGCCAGTCCATAACATACAATCTAAATGTTCATCATCTGACCAATCAGGAAGAGTACAACCTGTATCGTGTGCTTCTTCTACTATTGTTGACCAGGAATCGTTATCAAGTAAGTGTGAATATAAATCATCATAATGTTGTCTTGAACCAATAACTACAATTGCTGTGTGTTCCTCTTTTCTTGAAGATAAAGTTGTAGTCCACCAGTTCCTTGTGTTTTCTCTTGATGCAGGTTGCATTGTAGAACCATGGTCCTCAATATCATCTGCAATAATTATGTCACAGTCTCTTGATAAAATCTTACCACCACGACCTATACCTACCATGGTAGGTGACTTTATACCTGTAACAGTTCTTGTACCTACAGTAAAACCATTTTGTGACCAGGCTTTACCTGTTCTTGATGCTGGTTTAAAACTTTTTCCAGGAGGACATAACTCTTCGTTAAGAAGTTCATTATTCTCAAGTTGGTCAATAACAGATGATATTGCATTCTTTGATATTTCTTCATTACCACCAACCCACAATATTCTTACATTTGGATTTTTTATAATTAACCAAACTGCAAAATGTATTAATAAATCAGTCTTGCCATGTCTTGGCGGTGACAATATCATTTGTTGTTTACCATGTTCAATAGCTTCAAGTATCGATTCAATCCATCTTATGTGAAACTCAGGTGTTTCATATTTCTCTCCTGTTTCTGTTTCAAAATATCTATCTCTAAATTTTTTAAAATCTCTCAAAGATTTTTCTGCTTTAGCTGGTAAAGTCCAACTTTCTGCTTTTGATTTTGTTTCCATATCTTCTACCCAAGCAGCGTATGCATAACTTAGTGCAGCTTTTGAACATTCAAGAATCTTTGCAGCATCTTTCTTTTCCATATCTCCTTTGAGAATTAAAGGTCCTAAATCTTTTTCAATAAGTTTTTCATAGACTTCACCTCTTCTTTTTTGTACATTAGGTTGTGCAACTGGTTTACCATCATGTTCTAATTCATACACTGCACCTTTTGATTTTGCATGATATACAGCATTGTGATAACTCTTAGAACATTTTGTAGAACAAAATTTTTTCTTAGGTGGTTTTAAAATATTGTGACAACCTTTAGCAAAACATACTGTAGGTGTCATATTTTTTTTCTGCGACCTGAATTAGCTCTTGATTTTTGTACAGCCCTTAAATTTATTTTCTTACCTGCTTTGTAAGCTTTGGCTGTTCTTTTTATTTCTGCTGCTCTTTTTTTTGCTTCAGCTGGTGACAAACCCTCTAAGTATTTAGCTGGTACACCATATCTGTAAGGCTGTGTTCTTTTACTCATTTTTTTATTTTTTTAATCTTTCCATTTTTTGTCCTGGCAAACTTATGTGTTTTTGTCTCTCTAATAAGAGTTCCATAGTATCTTTTGCCACCCCACATCCAACTTACCTGTGCCATTATTTTTTCTTCTTTATATCGTTGTCTTGTGAGTGTCCACCTTTAATAAAAGAGTTTACTCTTCCCATTGCCCAAGCAGCCATAGTTGTATTTCTTGAACCTGATGAAACATAAGCACCTTGTCCTCTTCTATAAACTTGTGCTAGTTGACCATAGGTATATTTAGAATTCTTTGCTTTTTCTTGTAATGATTTTTTTGCACTTGCTGGTATAGCCATTATTTACCTACATTCTTTTGAGCATTGACATGTGCTTTACTAAAAGAGTTGCCTCTTACCATAGAGTTGTACATGTACTGCATGTGTTTTTTTGTATGATGCTTTGAATGTTTCTTCATTGCATTTTGTTGAGTTTTTGTAAGCTTGCTTACATCAACGCCTTTTATTTTCATATTTTACCACGCTTTGCAAGACCAATATCGAGGAGTAGTTTTAT